AGTTAAACTGCTTTGCTAACTCATTCATAAAACTATCCCAATACTTACCATTACCATAGACATTAATACATACAAACTTATCACCATCTATTTTCCAGCTCATAAACCCATGTTCATTTTCTATTAAATTTGTTGTATCTAAATACTCACTTCTAGACTTTTCTAAAAATCGTTGTATATCTTTATCTTGCATTAAGCTTTCATAATGTAACAAAGTGCATAGTATGGAGGTCTATTATCTACTGTAGCAGTTCCTGTGTTTCCATGATTGTGAGCAGCATCTCCTCCAACAGAGCTTGAATTTGCTCTATTAGCTTCTGCATTAGTATAGGTACTTGCATATTTTTCATCTACTGGAACACTACCACCCGAATTAAAAGAATAACCTTCTAGCCAAGTGGTATTAGTGTTTGTAGCTCCATACTGAACATAATGGTCATGAGAAGGAATTTCATTTATAGTAAGTGTGTGGTCTCCTGTAGTATGTAAATGGTCTGCACTATTACTACCACCAGTATCTCCTACATTATAAGTATCAGTAGCACCTACAACAAATCTATTTCTTAAATCTGGAGTACTATTATTACCATCACATAAATACCATCCACTAGGAATTGCTGTTGAAGCTCCTGACCAAATAATAATACCACCTGATGGAAAACCATTGTTTACTGCTGTAGTTACAAAAGCAGTTGTAGCTATTTGCGTAGTATTTGTACCTGTAGTAGCTGTAGGAGCAGTAGGAGTACCTGATAATGCAGCAGATAAAGCATCAGCTTTACTATTTACAGCTGTTTGTAAGTTATTAAATTCTGTATTAAACTCAGAACCTTTAATAATTTTATTTGGATCAGTATCTGGTAATGAGTCTTTTGCTAAAAAGTTTGTTGATTTAGTATATGCTGTCATTATATTATCTTCCCTGTTTTAAGATATACATCTATTTTTTGAATACTTAAAGGTTCACTATTAATAGTTGATTCAAGTCCAAATTGTATAACTTTACCTGAACCCCCTAAAGCAATTTTAATTGGTTGAACACCAAGTCCTACTGTGTTATATTTATCTAGATTATATTTATATGTCATGTTATAACGAGACAAAGTAGTAACACCAAAAGTTCTATTAATTACTTGAGAGCTTAAATTAAGTGTATAATCATATCCCCACTTAAAAATAAAGTCTTGTTCACCACTGCCAATAATCATTAACTCTGCTTTTTTTAACAGTTTATTTGATGTGGGTTGTCCCATATCAGAAGCAGCAGTATAATATTCAAAATCATAAGTAGCAGTATTATCTAAATATCCTGAATATTTAGCTATACCATTAGGAACACCTAATAGTAGTTCTCTAGTTTCTGTATTACAAAAGGCTTTAAATAATGTACCATCGTCTGTTTTCCAAGTGGTAGCTCTAGCTGCTCCATTTGGTAATGGTACTCGTAAATCAAAGTAAACCATAATACGAGAACCTGGAAAGGTAATTAAATAAAACGCATCATCTTCATAATAAACACTTCGTATATTAGTAAGTGTTTCTACTGCAAGATAACTTGATAAATCATCTTTAATGTTAAGAGATAATTCTCTCATTGGTAAAGACTTTTCTTGTATTGTTCTATTTAAACTTCTAACCCCACTACGAGATAAAAAGATTAAATCAGTACCAGTCGCTTGTACAGAGTCCCTAGCTATACATCCAATGCCGTTAATAACATCTGCTAATTGCATTGATGCAGGAGAAATAGCTCCTGAATATACAACAATATGATGTGTACAAAAGATAATTAAATAGTTATTATGTTGTGCTAAAGCAACAATAGAATCATTGCCCCCAACAACAGTACTAATATCTAGTACACCAGAACCTGAATCACTAAAGTTAGCAGGTTCATTCATCTTACTAAAATAAATTGTAGAAGGATTACTATTTAAACCAGCTACCCACATTCTACCAAAAGCACTTAAACAACAATCAGGATCAAATGTAGTTACTCCTGTTGGTTTATTACCATAGTCTGTTCCAATTCGTTGGAAAATATATGGTCCTGTATAGCTTGGTCCTGATCTTCTATAAACTAAAGCTGTGTTATTTTTTTGAGTTGCTATAGCATAAGACCTAGCTGTCTCTCCAGTACCTTCTAATAAACTTTGAAACTGCCAACGATTTCCTGTAAAAGACGTAACGACTGGAGTTGTTTCATCAGTTAAATAAACTTGTACTTGAGTTTGAGTAGTTGTTCCTTTAAATAATTTACCATCACCACCTGATAAAAAAGTAACAGTACTATCAACATCTTTAAACTCAAAGATAGATTCTATATAAGCATCAGTACTTAAAGGAGTTGAAGTAGTTTGTAAATCCCAACCTTTTCTAGCACCAAGCCTACCAAACTTATCTATAACACAATTAGTAGCAATAGTAGCATAGCCACTTTCTAAATTAACTCCAGAGTCTTGGGTATTTAATCCAAGAAAACCAGGAGCAGCTACAGTTAGTGTCTGTAATGGTGCAGTAGGCATTAGTTAGCTGACCAAATTGTTTCAAAAGGTCTATGTCCTGCTTCAATCGAAATTAAATCAGACAACATAGCTCTATAACGGAACTCTTGATCTGGCATGCCACCATCTTCACCTCGTTCTGCTACAGCTCTGGCTAACACTCCTTCAATTAATAAATGAGGATCAATTAAAACTCTTTCTGAAGCGTCAGTTAAGTAGTCTTGTTGTTTAGCAATGTTAATACGTATATTATATACACCATCAGGAACAGGATAAAAATCCATTTGCATATCACCATATTGAGATACACCATTAATATTGTAATACATTGGAGCATCTTTTTGAACAGTATCTACCATTCGCATTTGTTGGTCAAACCACTCACCTGAACGTGGGTGCATTTGTATGTCTTCAGTATCATTGTATACATTTAGTATACGAGAAGTAGTTCCTGCTCCAAACAACACATAGTTAAAGTTACCATCAGAAGTGGTAGCAGTAAGAGTTTCTCTTAAACAATGCCAATTCCAAGAGTTTTCTATTTCTCGTTTAACTACATTAACTAATTCAGCAACAAGTTTAGAGTAAGAAGTTTCTGTAAGAGATCCTACTTCATTTTCTCTTAGTCTTACTAAAACTTTATTAACTACTTCTAAATAAGTCATTTTTAATTCCTATTAATTATATTAACATTATAGCACAATTTTATTAATTTGTCAAGCGTTCTAGCTGTAATTGTTGAATTCTTCGTACTCTTTCTTCTCTAGACATAACCAACCATTGATCTAAGTCTTCATAAGTACGATAGCAACTAATACATCTAGGCTCTCCACCTGTTGTGTCTACTATACGGCAGACACCTGTACAAGGAGAATCATCCACCTTGTACTGTAATGTCTTCTTCAATTACAGACATTAACAATGTCATTGTTTGTGTAGAAGAAGCTGTTATTTTATCCCCTGCTTCCATTTTAATAAATGAATTATAGTCTTCACCTATCTGGAAAAATTGTTTAGCAGATATAGTATACCCAGATAATACAGGTAATGTTGCAGTTTCAGAAGCATCATAAAAATTAACATCTACTGTCCCATTAGACCCTGATGTATTAGTAATATATAACAATACCCATTGAGTAGTTTTTGTTGTAGGTACTTCATATACATCTTGAAGTGTTCCTGTTAATACTTTACCAAAAGACTTTTTAATCATGCTTTTTTCTTTTTACCCCAGTTATTTTTCATAGCTTTATAAGCTTTAGGACTTATAGTACTATTCTTTTTACTTCTGGACTTTCCTGCTTTTTTACGTTTATTAATGTTTTCTACTAAACTCATTACCACTTAACCTTATCAGCCCAATAAGCTGCCGACATTTTACCCTTAGCTATATTTCTACCATGTCTAGCTTTAAATGATTTACGTTTAGCTTTCATTCGTGCAGACTCTCCAGCTTTAGGTTTACCTGCAGTCGATGCTCCTTGTTCACCAAATCTAATAGTTTTTACTTTGTCTCCTTCTTTAGCAACAACTACATGAGACTTTTTTGGATGACTAGGAGTACGTTTAGGTTTATTATAACCTGATACCCCTGCACGTTTAAGTCTAGAGTCTGGTTTATTAGGCATATTTTTTCTTTCCTTTAACCTTAGTCATTTTTTTACCAGTA